AAAATCAAAAGTGGTAGGCGGAAGAACCAACCCATCCTTTGTTGATCTTTTCTGGTATACTTCTGGAAGCCCATTTGTTAATAAAAGCACTAATCGTCGTGACGATTTTAACGACACAATCGATCCTCATCGTGTTTGGAATTCTGACAATTTCCAACTTCTCTTAACTTACGGCTGGGCATCGCCAAAAGGAGATTTAGGTCCTGGTCCACCATCATCGAAATATCTGAAGCGAGCAATTGATAAGTCTGAAAAGTCCTTGTGGCTGAATCTCACTGGGCACCATATAGATTTTAAACAAGATGGTAGCGTTATACTGAAAGTGGAATATCAGGCAAATGTTTCGACAATAATGACAGATCCTTTGTCTGACATTTTCCTATTAGAGGATGAGGTGCTATTGGAACAGGAAAAGGCTAGACTTGATCAATATCTGACAGACACAAGTATTACCGAGCAAGAAGTGTCCAGGCCTTCAGTGGAAGCGTATGAAAGACAGAGAGACGCACTCCCAAAGACGGAGGCTAACCAGCCTACTTTGGACGCTTTAAATAAGAAGATAGAAATTTTAAGAGGCGGCGCAAAAATTAGCAGGTCCGTCGACCGACTTGAGAACGTTTCAAGGGTTAGAAAGTATTCTCGCATAATGGACAAATTAATTGAGGGAGGTCGAATATACTCTGTCGATTTAACTGTGCAACAAATTTCTGCTATGGCGTCGATGACGGGCGGCGCATTTTCGATTGGTCTGGCCGATCAGCTAACGACTAACCAAATCGGGTTCGTTGAAGAGGACTTCCTTAAGCAATCGCTAGACTCGCAGTCTGAAAAGATAAGAGACACAGTAAACAGAAATGCTGCAAAGGCTTCTGGAGCCAAACCTAGGCCCCCAGAAAAAGCCAGATCTGATTACAGAGTGCACTATTTCTTTTTTGGAGATTTGGTGGAGTTGGTTACTGACATTATGGACAAAAACTTTACTGGCGCCTCTCGCGAGAAGCCAAGCATCAATTTCATAACAGGTCCATTCGTATTTCACCATCCGATGGACAATCGTCCGGTTATGCACGTTAACCTGAGTGATGTTCCTATTTCGTTTGAATTATTTAGTGAGTGGTTTAACAATAAAATAGTCCAAAGAGGTGTTGACTCTCTCACTGCGCAAGCATTCTTAATTGAAGTGCTCAACAGCTTATTGGTGCCTGCAATGGGGACTCAGTGTTTTAAAAGAAACAGTATGGTTAAAAATGTTGTTGGAACAAGTGTGTTCGTAGCACCAAAAAAGAAAGGCTCAAAGAAGGTCCCTAGATTGCCAAAGGGTAGAGTGCATTTGGAAAAGTTTGAATCTGTGTATGACACGTTGCCAACCATTAGGGCAGACAATAAACAGGTGCGAGATCTGGAAAATTATATAACTTTATATATTACGAGTGAAGTTCCGGAATCATTAGATCCGCGCAATCGAGCTAGAGATGAAAAAGATGGAATATATCACTTGGCTTTAGGGTTAGACCGTGGTATTGTGAAGACAATAACATTTACTCAAGAAGATATGCCCTTTGTTAGTGCTGCCAAATTGACCGCTGGTGACTTGCTCCAGGCTCAAATGAGAAAGAAGTATAATGCGACAGTAGAGTTGATTGGTAACACTCTCTTTACGCCCGGCTCATATGTTCATATCAATCCATCGATCAAGGGACTTGGATTGGGCGGCCCGAATTCTCTCTCTCGTATGATAGGTTTGGGTGGCTATTATAAAGTCATAAACGTTACTAGTGCGATAAGTAGTGACGCTGGCTTTACTACATCCTTAAATTGCGTTTGGGAAACTTTTGGCGGAGAAGAGGGTATGCCAGTTAGTGCAGCTTCCTCACCTGTTTCTGCGCAGAATTCTATTTCGGATCCTGTGGGGTAATAAAAAATGATTACAAGTATACCGTTACCGCTGGGTAGCAATGACAAAACAGCCAGCCTGACTCATTTTTATAGAAAGTTTTATAAAGAAGAGGCCTACCCGACAATGAAATCGAGACCCATCGATTTTTGGTATGACAGGCCACTATATGGTAAAATAGATAGAAAGGAAAATCCCGTCACTGTCAAGCTTGGCAGTCTAGAACAGTTGCCATCCGATAAGGGAACACACGTCGCTGTTGACTTTGTCGCCGCAGCATTTGCGGATTTCAGATCGTTAATGGCAAATAAGATCTACAGAAAAAGAGTCAACTCAGACATCTTGACCGAAATGGAGCCAAAAAGAGCTTATGTTGATTTTGAAAAAAATTATCTCAGATACTTAGACGTTTATTTTGATGTTTTTACTGAGACCGACTTGTCGCTCCCAGAAATATCTGAAAAGATATTCGATTACGACGATTACATTGAGGCGTTCTTTTCATATGCCACTACACATGCTGAAGTTTTACCAATTACGCCTAGTGGGTTTCTACTTTCGTCATTTTGCTCTCCGCTGGTTTCCGGCCTGGTGATAGAAATCGAAGCTGGGGATCATTCGACGGATAGTGAAAAAGTCAGCGATTTCATCAGAGGTAAGAATTTCGAATTATATTCAGAATATGCGAGAAGGTTTGGGTTTTATGTAGATAAAAATGCACCATGGCGCCTTGTTGCAAATTTAGCTTCTCCGCAAATGCAGAACTATTTTTCCGAAGGGTTGGTAAAAAGAAGTAAGTCCGCTTCAAATGTTTTTGACGTGAGTTATGATAGACTTATTTCTGGTGGACGCGGCTACGATATGCTCATGAACAATGTTGCACAGCAGTATGAGAGATATATTGAACGAAATCCGCATGTTAAGAAAATTCACGTACACCGGTGCGGCCAGCCGTTTAATAAATATTTGGCTACTAGAGAAAAAAGACCACAGTATGCCTCCCCCGCCGCCGCCGAAAAGCTTTATATACAGGCGTACTATAATTATCTAGTCTGCAAGCACGCCGAAAACGGCCACCCGTTTGCTTCTGAGGTCGCCAATAAAAATATGTTGTTTTTTTTGCACAGCGGCCTTGACATTGAGCGCAAAATGCGTTATATTGATACTCAGATCACTGGAAGAAATTCACGAAGGTGGTGGTTTGACAACATCAGTGGTTTAGGGGCGAAAAGTAAAACAGCTTTCATGGAGAACATGGCTTTAAACGATATTAAAACCGCGGGCCCATTGCCATCTTTCTCGCCTCCGGAACTAATAACTGTTTTGGGAGACGAACACAAAGGGCAATTAGGAAAGAATCCACCCCTACCTTCTGCGAAAGAAAAGAGCGATATGCGAGCGATGGGTAGATTTATTGCTGATGAGTTAGCAAAACTCTCAGAAGAATGCTAAAGGCGGTTTATGTCATTCTTGACAGTTGACGATTTATACTATTACGACGGAGTATTTATGTCTGGTCCTCCATTAAAGTTAGATAAGACATGGCAAATAACAAATAGGACAAGAGGCAAATCCGACGTTGAATACGCTGCGCTCTATTGCGCGGGCCAGAATTTAGATTCCGTCGGAGAACAGCTAATCGGCGAAAAATGGAGTATATTGAAAAAGAAGATGGAGAGCCACTTCAAACCTTATAAATGCGTTGGTATGGATATAACTGGCCGCTCTATCCGCGATTTGATCCCACCGGCATTGCTTAGCGATTTCTTAAACGCTAAAATAGAAATTATAAATTCTGTGTTCGAGAATTACGACAAGCCCAGCAATTATGACTTTTTAAAAAAGTGCTCAGAACTGATCTACGACATCGGTTCTAGAGAGCTAAACTTAGACTATAGCGCGATGAAGGCATATACGCATCAAATCAAGGGAAAAGAGATTCTCAAGAAAATGAGATCTAGCCGCAAGGTCGTCGATTACAACCTGTTTGGGACAAAGACTGGAAGACTGGGCGTGAAGAAAAACTCATTCCCAATATTGACGCTAAATAAGGATTATAGGGGAGTTATTAAACCACGTAATGACTTATTCTTAGAGTTGGATATAAACGCATGTGAACTGCGCGCCGTCCTAGCACTATTGGGTATGCCACAGCCATCTGAGGATATTCATGAATGGCATTCAAAAACTCTCTTCAGTGGGCTCTCCAGAACAGAAGTCAAGAACAAAACTTTTGCATGGCTCTACAATCCCGCTGCGCGCCTAGATGAACTGGAGAAAGTATATAATCGTGCAACGTTAAAAAACAAGTACTATGATGGTACACTGGTAACTACACCATATGGAAGAAAGATAGAAACTGATGAGTATCATGCACTCAATTATTTGGTCCAGAGTACTGCTAGCGATATTTTCTTGACGCAAGCAATTAAAATAAATGAGTTTCTAAAAAATACAAAAAGCTTTGTCTCTTTTACCATACATGATAGTCTGGTTGTTGATCTCAGCATTGAGGATAAGAAATTGATAGACGACATTGTTTTACAGTTTTCAGATACAGAGCATGGTAAGTACCTAATCAACGTTATGATCGGAAAGAACTTCGGCGATATGAGAAAGATCACCAAAACGGCATGAAATGGAAGTTATAATTGGACTAGGCAGAGCCGGCTGTAATATCGCTGAGAAGTTCAACAAATACCCACAATACGAAACATATTACATTGATACTGAGGAGAGAGAGGGAAAAAATTTCTTCCTCATGAAGCCTCAGAAAAACATAGAACAGTATGAGAAGAAGACTCCGAGCTTTAAGAGGTTTTTTTCTAAAATTGCAAAAAAGAGAAAAGAGGTGTTGTTCGTCATGGCCGGCGGCGGCGACATATCTGGTTCAGCCTTGAGAATTCTTGAAAGTCTTAAGGGGTGTCCGATTAGCTTGCTTTTCATAAAACCAGATTTAGATCTGATAAATGAAAAACAAAAGACCAAAAACAAAGTAGTATATGGTATAATGCAGGAGTACGCCAGATCTGGCTTGTTGGATAAAATGTACATCGTTGACAATCGCGAAGTTGAAAAAATGGTTGAAAGTGTTCCCATAATGATGTATAATGATATTATAAATGACAACATCGTCTCGGCGTTTCACATGATTAATGTGTTCAAACACAACGAAGCAATTTTTAGTAATTATAGTGATGAACTGGTGCCTTCTGCCCGTCTCTGTACGGTCGGAATTGCGGATTTCGTCACAAATGAAAATAAAATGTTTTTTTTACTTGACATGACGCGAAAAATAGATTATATTTATGGTATAAACAAAACGAAGTTGGAAACAGAGGGAAATCTTTTAAAGAAGATAAAAGAACAGGTAAGCAACAATACGGTTGGCGATAGTGTCAAAGCATCGTATACAATAATTCCTACGAATTATGACTACGACATCGTCTACTGCATTGCTGCATCGAATTTGATACAGAATTAGCCGGGGCTTGGAAAATTAGCTGAGTCCCATCATTAAAAGGAGAAAATAATGGCTATCGATATGGACAGAATGAGGCAGAAGAAGAATCTTCTAGAGAACCGTGGATCCGGAAATTCAAATGTTAATTTTTGGCGACCCACTGACAATTCGGAGACTACTATTCGTATTCTACCGACGTCGGATGGTGACCCCTTTAAGGAATTTTGGTTTCACTACAATCTAGAGGATGCACAGGGAAACAAGGTTTCTGGATTTTTGAGCCCAAAGAAGAACTTTGGTGAGGACGATCCATTGGATAATTATATCCGCTCTTTGTTTGGCGATGGCTCGGAAGAGAGCATTAAGATGGCGAAAGATCTGATGGCTCGTCAGCGCTTCTTTTCACCGGTAATCGTACGAGGTGAGGAGGACAAGGGAGTGCAGGTTTGGGGTTACGGAAAGATGGTTTATCAGAACCTGCTCAATTTGGTGCTGAATCCAGAATATGGTGACATCACTGATCCGGACGAGGGTACAGATCTTGTCATTCATTATGGCAAGCCAGCGGGCGCCCAATTCCCGCAAACTAAGATCACGCCCCGTCGCCGGTCTAGTAACCTGACTGAGGATCAGGAACAGAGCACTCAAATGTTGGAAGATATTCCCGACTTTGATGAGATCTTCGAGCGGAAGACTCCGGAAACTGTACAACAGATTCTGGACGATTTTCTTCTCCGCGGAGATTCTTCCTCTGAGACTGAGGAGACGCGGTTTGGTGGTAATGGAACGGCGGATACTGCAGTCGATCGCGCATTCAGCGAGTTGACTGGCGAGATGACTGCGTAACAACAGTTCCCTCCAGGCGCAGGAAGGCACGGCCTTAGAAAAAACAGGTGCCTTATTTTTTTACTAACAAGAGGGAAAAATTGGCAAGTACATCAAAAAAGCAAAAGCCGGGTAAGTTATCTCCAAAGGAGATGATTGATATCATCAACAAGAAAGCTGGTGGTTCTGTAGCGTATGATTTACGTAAGGAAAACCCTACCGACGTCAAGGATTGGATTCCTACCGGTTCTAGATGGTTGGATTCTATAATCTGTAAGGGTCAAGTCGGCGGGATCCCGGTTGGTAAATACGTTGAAATTGCCGGATTGGAATCAACAGGGAAGTCATATATGGCCGCCCAGATCGCGGCCAATGCCCAAACCATGGGTATTAACGTTGTCTATTTTGATTCGGAGTCGGCAATTGATCCTGGATTCTTGACGGCCGCCGGTTGTGACTTAGAAAATTTGGTCTATGTGCAAGCTTCAGATGTGGAATTTGTTTTAAGCACAATTGAAGATTTTTTGGGCTTTGGCGAGCGCTGTCTGTTTATTTGGGATAGTTTGGCATTGACGCCGACTGTCTCGGATATAGAGGGCGATTTTAATCCGCAATCTTCGATGGCAATGAAATCTAGAGTGTTGTCCAAGGGTTTCCAAAAGCTTACACAGCCACTGGCAAACACAAAATCCACCTTATTGATTCTGAACCAGTTGAAGACCAACATCACCTCCAACATTGCGGAGGCAATGACGACGCCATATTTTACCCCTGGTGGTAAGGCTCCCGCATACGCGTGTTCCTTACGTATTTGGCTGACTGGTAGAAAAGCAAAGGCCAGTTTTGTTTTAGATGAAAATGGTTTTAGAGTTGGATCGGAGGTTAAGGCTAAGATCAAGAAGTCACGATTTGGTACAGAGGGGAGAGAATGCACTTTTAAGATTCTTTGGGGAGGAGAGGAGATCAAGATTTGTGATGAGGAGAGTTGGCTGGATGCTGTCAAAGGGTCAGAATCTATTCGAAATGCCGGCGCATGGTACACTTTAATATATGCAGATGGCAAGGAAGAGAAGTTTCAAAAAACGAACTGGTTGGAAAAACTACAAGAAGAGAAGTTTAAGACACGCGTTCTAGAATTGATGGATAATGAGGTCATCAAGAATTTTGAAAACAAGGTTGGGAAGGCTGCCAATTTTTATGATATCGAAGAGGAAGCGGTTAACTAAGAATTGAACAAAAAACCTCTTGACTTTTAGGGTGCTATACGGTATCCTACATATATGAAAATTTCTAATCGAGTGAGGGGGTATTTGGATTTGGCCCGTCGAGTCGCCCAAGGAAGTGAGCATGATCATTTTAAACATGGCGCCGTACTAGTCAAGGGCGGCTCAGTCATCAACGTTTCCTACAATAAAGACAAGTATAAGAGATTTGGAAACAGGTTCCGCAACACTCGTGTGTGTGGTCACGCCACTCATCACGCAGAACTAGGTTGTGTCTTGGGTTTGGATAAATCGATAACTCAGGGCTCCACGATGTATGTTGTCAGAGTTAACAGGCATGGCGAATATAGGTTGTCTAAGCCGTGCCAGATGTGCTCTGATGTTCTAAGATTCTGCGGCGTTAAGAAAGTTGTTTACACAAAAAATGAAGTAGGGATAGAAAAGGTAAAACTGTGAAAAGAATTATGGTTGTTGACGCCCTCAACATGTATTTTAGGGCATATATAATTGATCCCTCGTTATCAACGAACGGTCAGCCAATTGGTGGGCTAAAGGGGTTTATGAAGATCTTGAACAAGCTGGTGCGCGAAGTATCTCCGGATACTGTAGTTGTTTGTTGGGATGGTATTGGCGGTTCTAAGAAGAGGAAGCTTGTTAATAAAAATTACAAAGAGGGTAGGAAGCCAATCCGGCTGAACAGAAGTATTAGAAACTTAACCGAGTCGGAGGAAGTTGCCAATAAGATATGGCAGCAGACGAGACTGTTCGAATATATCAATGAAATGCCAATTATACAGTTAGTAGCTGACGGTATCGAAGCCGATGATATTATTGCGTACGTCTCTGGCCACCCTCTTTTGAGGGATTGGCAGAAGGTTATTGTTAGTTCTGACAAGGATTTTTTTCAGTTATTGACAGAGAAGACTGTCCTCTACAGACCCTCTCAGGGAGAGGTACTTAATAAAAACAAAATTGTAGAAAAATATGGAATTCACCCGACAAACTTCGCCCTGGCACGTGCCGTGTCTGGAGACAAAAGTGATAACTTGTCCGGGATCCAGGGTGTCGGACTCTCGACTCTCTCAAAGAGATTCCCGTTCCTGTCAGAGGAAAAAACTTGTGAAATAAATCACCTTGTTGAATTCTGCAAAAACCAAGAAAGCAATCTCAAGGTTTATGCTAGAATAGTAGAGGGGGAGGATATCATAAGGGAAAATTATAAACTGATGCAGTTATACTCTCCTAGTATCTCGGCACAAGTAAAGAATAAGATTAATTACACGCTAAAAGAATTTACGCCGGAACTAAACAAAACTGAAATTAGAAAGATGTTTATACAAGACGGCATAGGAGAATTGAATGTGGGTGAGCTATTCCGGTCATTTCGGAGGATCTGTCACGATCATAAGGGACAAAAGTGATCGACAGTAAAGAAAAGGTTTCTTTATCTAAATTTGGAAAATCGTTTCAGGAGGATTTGGTGCATCTGATTCTCCGCGACCGCCCGTTCGCAGATCAGGTGAGCGAGGTATTAGACATAGGCTTTTTTGAACTTAAATATTTGCAAGTTTTTGTTTCCAAAGTCTACGGATATAGGGAGAAATACGATGTCCACCCTACTTGCAAAATTATGGCTTCTATCCTAAGAAGCCAGATGGATGATGAGAATGATCTAACAAAAAAGCAAGTGAGGGATTATTATGCCAGAATATGTGGCACCGAAGTGGAGATCGAGGGCGCCGAATACATCAAAGAGACTTCTTTAGAATTTTGTAAGAAACAAAAATTGAAAGAGGCGATGGTCAAGTCTGTAAAGCTGTTGGAGTCTTCTTCGTTTGGGGATATTGCTTCTTTGATCAACGGCGCCTTAAATCTGGGATCAGATAATGACATCGGTTATGATTACAAAGCGGATTTCGAAGAGAGGTTCATGTTGAAGTCTAGGGATCCCGTGTCGACAGGGTGGCAAGAAATCGATAGCCTTATTAAGGGCGGCATGGGAAGGGGGGAATTGGGCGTAGTGATCGCGCCCACCGGAGCAGGAAAATCGATGGTTCTGACTCACTTGGGGGCGCACGCAGTGATGGCTGGAAAATGTGTTGTCCATTATACTTTGGAATTGGCAGACACCGTGATTGCGTCTAGATATGATAGTTGCATAACAGGTGTTCCACTAAAAGATCTGACAATATTCAAAGAGCAGATTTATGACAAAATTCAACTGTTAGACGGCAAATTGATCGTCAAAGAATACCCAACAAAATCGGCCAGTGTACAGACAATTAAGGTACATTTAGAGAAATTAAACAGTCGCGGAATTAATCCGGATCTAATTATTGTAGACTATGGTGATATCTTAAAACCGATCAACAATAAGAGGGAAAAAAGGATGGAATTGGAAAGCATTTATGAGGATCTGCGCGGTCTTGGTCAGATCTATTGCTGTCCTGTGTGGACTGCTTCACAGACAAACAGATCCGGATTGAATGCTGAAGTGATCACGATGGAATCGATCAGCGAAGCTTTCAATAAATGCTTTGTGGCAGATTTTATTTTTTCTGTGTCTAGGACGATAGATGACAAGGCGACGAATGGCGGGAGGCTGTTTGTTGCGAAGAACAGGAACGGCCCGGACGGGATCGTATATCCAATTTTCATGGACACTGCGGCTGTTAAAATTAGGGTTTTTGATCACCTAGATGATTCTATTGAAAACATCGTAAAGAATGTTGCGAAGAAGCAAGAAGAAAGGGTTGTAAAAAACGCTAGAGAAAAGTATAAAGAGTGGAGAAGCAAAGACAAGAAAAAGGAGCTTAACTGATGTCAGGCACAAACGGCACAAATGGGGTTAACGGTACAAACGGAGCAACCAAGAGGGGCAACGATCTGTCCACTCAGATACTATCGGATATAACCATCCATATGAAATACGCTAGATATCTGGAGAAGAAGAAGAGAAGAGAAACTTGGAGAGAGTTGGTAACTAGAAATAAAAATATGCATATTAAGAAATATCCCGATCTGAAAGAGGAGATCGAGAAAGCTTACAAGTTTGTGTATAACAAGAAGGTGTTGCCTTCGATGAGATCGATGCAGTTTGGAGGCAAGCCAATTGAGATCGCGCCAAATCGCATTTTTAATTGTGCTTTTTTGCCAATTGATGATTGGCGTTCATTTAGTGAAATTATGTTTTTGTTGCTCGGTGGCACCGGTGTAGGATTCTCTGTGCAGAAGCACCACGTCGAAAAACTCCCTGAAATAAATAAACCAAACGGGAAGGCTAAGAGTAAGAGATTCTTGGTAACCGACTCTATAGAAGGTTGGGCTGACGCCGTGAAGGCACTGGTTCGCAGCTACTACAATGCCGGCCCCCGTCTCAGGTTTGATTTTTCCGATATTAGACCCAAAGGTAGTCGTCTGGTAACATCCGGCGGCAAAGCTCCAGGCCCTCAGCCACTAAAAGAATGTTTGGTCAAAGTACAGGGTGTACTGGAAAACAAGGAGAATGGAGATAAATTGGAGCCGATTGAGGTGCACGATATTGTCTGCTATATAGCTGACGCTGTTTTGGCTGGTGGTATCCGTCGTGCCGCTTTGATTTCGTTGTTTTCTGCTGATGATGATGAAATGTTGGCAGCTAAGGCCGGCCAATGGTGGGAGAAAAATCCACAAAGGGGTCGAGCGAATAATTCTGTTGTTTTGTTGCGCCATCTAATCACAAAGGAATATTTTTTGAATTTGTGGGACAGGGTGCGAGCATCAAATGCTGGAGAACCCGGGTTTTATTTTACAAACGATAAAGACTGGGGCACAAATCCATGTTGTGAAATCGCTCTGCGACCGTATCAGTTTTGCAATCTTACAGAGATTAACGCCAGCGATGTTAAAGACCAGGAGGATTTGAATTCTCGCGCCACCGCCGCGGCCTTTATTGGTACGTTGCAGGCAGGATATACAGATTTTCATTACCTGAGATCTATTTGGAGAAAGACTACCGAGAAAGACGCTCTGATAGGGGTTTCTATGACAGGAATAGCTTCAGGTGAAGTACTGCGTGATGATATCGATATGTCGTCCGCGGCCGCCGCTGTGAAGAAGGAGAATAGAAGGATTTCCCGATTGATAGATATTAAGCCGGCCGCCCGGGCCACGTGTGTCAAACCCGCGGGCACCACATCTTTGGCCTTGGGAACAAGTTCTGGTATTCACGCATGGCACAATGAATATTACATTAGAAGACTTAGAGTGGGCAAGAATGAAGCGATTTATGATTATTTGGCCAAAGATCATCCCGGTCTAATAGAAGACGACTTCTTCCGTCCGCACGACACCGCCATAATTTCAGTTCCGCAAAATGCCCCCCCCGGCGCGATAACGAGAACTGAATCAGCCCTATCTCTTTTAAGAAGGTTGAAGAAGGTCAGCAAGGAATGGGTCAAGAACGGACACAGAAAGGGCCAGAACACACACAATGTTTCTGCCACGATTTCCATTAGAGAGAGTGAGTGGGACGACGTTGGGGAATGGATGTGGGAGAACAGAGTTTCTTACAACGGCGTGACGGTTCTTCCGCATTCTTCTAAAGAACATACTTACGTCCAGCCCCCGTTTGAAGACTGTTCCAAGGAAAAGTATGATGTTATGTCCTCAACTTTGAACAAAGTGGATCTTACCAAAGTGATCGAAGAGGAAGATGAAACAAATCTGACTGGAGAAATAGCTTGCGCCGGCGGCGCATGCGAGATAACATTTTAATAAAATGGTGAATACTATGAATTTTAAACCGACTAATCGTTATATCTTATTGCAGTGTGTTGAAAGCCCTACTGATACCGCCTCTATGCTAGTTCCGGAGGAATTTCGGACTAAGCCGCGGCATAGTCAATACAAAGTGTTGTCAACAGCACCTGATTGTACGATCACGCTGCACGCCGGCCAATCTGTGGTTGCTGAGAACTCTATGATCGAAGTTGTAAAGATCAAAGATCAGGAGCACACACTTGTATTGGAGAACTACATACTAGGGATAGTGGATGCAGAATGAGACAGAAATAAGATCTGTGGATCTGTATGGGGATGGGATTGGAAAAGTGGAACTGATCCAACACTATGGAAACGATAAACTTGTTGTTAATTCTGCGCGCGTTTCTCACGGGAACTATAAAGAAGAGCTAGACTCTAAAGATGAGAAGTTGATTAAATTTCTTATAAAAAACAGACACACATCAACTTTGGAACACTGTGGCGTCACGTTTAAATTTACAGTTCCGATCTACGTTAGATCACAACATCATCGGCACAGAACGTGGTCTTACAATGAAATAAGTCGGAGATATACGGATGAAAATATAAGATTCTACGAGCCCACATCTTTTAGAACACAACACGAGTCCAACAGGCAGGCGTCAAATTCTGATGAATTAATAGATCCGGAATTGGAAGAATATTTTTATCTTAGGGCGAGCGACAAGATTATCGCTCATCATGTGAACTGTATTGGCTTGTATGAGGAATTAATCACTTCTGGAATCTGTAGGGAACAAGCCAGAGGGGTTTTACCGCAAAACGCATATACAGAATATTATGGCACTGCCAATTTAAATAATATTTTAAAGTTTATTGATTTACGCTTGGATTCACACGCCCAATGGGAGATTCAGGAAGTTGCGAAGGCTGTATTGGAAATAACATCTCAGTTGTTCCCGATAACAGTCGGTAGCTACCGGGAATGGAGGAACAAGTAAATGTCGATTAACGACGAGAGAGACAGTACGGAGTCGTCGGAGACCCCGGAAGAGTTGGTACCCAAAGCCCCGTCAAAACTGGCCGCGCAAGGTATTAAAAGTTTCACAGTGTGTCGGAAACATGATGAAACTGGAATTTCTGGAGAAGGTGTTGTTATTGAAGGGGTTGTATTGGGGACCGGGCAATGTATTGTACATTGGCTGTATCCCCCGCCCCGCGGCGGCATTGCTATTTTCGACTCTATGATGGATTTTATAAAAGTCCATATCAAGCCTCATCCGGCCAATAGAACAATAATCACTTATCAGGATGGGGAACAGGAAGTTTTTGGGGAAGACAAGAGTGAGTGAGAGAGCTAATCAAATTACAGGAGAAGAAAATGATTGCCGACGTAGTTGTTGATTTGCAGTACGGAGATTGTGGAAAGGGTAAGGTTGCACATCATTTGTGTAAGACAAAAAAATATACGCATGTAATTAGATATAATGGCGGTTGTAATGCGGGACACACCATTTATCACAATGGTAGGAAGATTATTACTCATCATATACCTGCCGGTGTTTTTTTTGGGATTAAGTCCATTATTGGCCCTGGGTGTGTTGTCGAGCCTGGTCAGTTCTTTAAAGAAATTAAAGAGTTGGAGGAAGCTGGGATCCCGGCGCGAGATCTGGTCTATATCGCTAAGAATGCACATGTTATCACTAGCGATCACCTTCGCGAAGATAACACCGACACTACCATTGGCACAACGAAACGCGGAAACGGGCCTGCCTATCGTGCCAAATATGGTAGAACAGGCGTACGCGCGCAGGACGTCCCCGCCCTCGAAGCGTTTTTGATCGATATCTATGATGAATTGCACGGTACGGGTGAACGTGTTGAAATTCTTTTTGAGGGCGCCCAAGGGTTTGGCCTGGATATAGATTGGGGCGATTATCCATATGTAACGTCTTCACATTGCACTACTGCGTCCGCTCTCCTAAATGGAGTACCTCCGCAGGCAATAAGAAATGTGTTTGGGGTGGCTAAGATGTATGAAACATATGTCGGCGCCAAAAAGTTTGAAGGGTCTGATCCTATATTCAACAGAATAAGAGAACTTGGGGAGGAATATGGAGCGACTACTGGCCGGCCCCGACAATGTAACTGGATGAATTGGAATAGACTGATTAAAGCAATCAAAATAAACGGCGTCACAGAAGTCATTTTTAACAAAGTCGATATCATCGAAGAGGTCGGACATGCTAGCATCTATAATGACGGAGAGTTAGTTGATTTTGATGGGCCTACCGCGATGAAAGATTTTATCAGTGATTCTCTGCCCGGCAATGTTGTAGCTGTGTTTAGCGGCGATAAAGAAAGAATTTAATGATTCCTTATGTACTATGTATGGCAGTTCTTACCATGGATATGCCCAGGGCTAAATACTCATGTAAATACATGGATGTTGTTTTGGAGTCGTCGGAAAAATTTAACATTCCTCCGGAGTTGCTCATATCGATGATCAAGGAGGAGAGTGGCTGGTGGCCAAACACTAGGAGCCGAGCCGGCGCTTGCGGCTTGACTCAAGTCATGCCCAAGTATTCGAAATACAGCTGCGCGCAATTGAAGGATCCAAAAACGAGTATACGAGAAGGTGCAAAAAAACTTTCTTACTGGGTTCATGACTATGGGGTTGGCGATTATAAAATAGGACTTTGTGGATATAATGGCGGTTATGTATGCAAGCGGGCTAGCGGGGCCAAAAGAAGCAAAATGTACGCTGATAGAATTATCAGGTACACGGAAAAACTCTCTATTGAGATAAAGAAGCGACTCGATTATGAAGATCTAATTAAGAATCTCGATATTCCAATGAGCCCCCGCCCCGACGCGTCACCCACAAGGTAGAGATGCACGACCATGTCTATGAATATGAGAATATTGTAATTGGCGGCACACTCCCTGCCGTTTTATATTCGTTTATAAATAATATTCCGATTATATTTTATAAGCCCTCTCCACCATCTATTACTGAACGGATAGAGCATCTGGCCTCCGTGAGTTTTTTGAAATTGGCAGATGATACAAAAGAGCTGAAAACCAACGTATCGACAGAGATAGTCGGTATGACCAAACTTGAGCTTTGGAATAAGATAAACTTTATTTTATGTATGTCGGGGCGTAATCTTTTGTCGGACAAAGCTGATACCATAAGGATACATGAGAACACCATTAAAGTTGCAACCACTGGGCATCGTTCTATAAAAATGCATTTTGACAAATTATACCTATTCGACAAATCTGTTGAATTACTCCCCGGTACCCGCGATAAAGGAAAATCGTGCAAAGTGTATGACTGGTTTCACGTCAAATCCTCCTCTGAGCACGATTTTGACATTATTAAAACTGGTGACAAGTTTGTCAACAACATACAATTTTATAGTCTTCCACGCAAAGAGGGTGGGAAGACATACAAGGATCTTGTCGTTGAGTCGATTATTGCACAAGAAAAATTAAATAATTTTGAGTATTCAGATCTGTATGTGAAGTTTAAAACAATTGACGATATGGAGAGAGTTGGTATAGTGGGTTCAAAAAATGGTTCAGGGACAAGGATTCCGATTGGACTGGAGCATGTGAAAAGAGAGGTAAAAAAAATCAATGATTGGGTGTACAATGATACTGAAAAAGTGGAATTTGTTGACCTTGATATGAAGGGGGTTCTTGACACCACTGAAGACATACACAAGGAACTATGGAAATTGAGCCAAACCATTTGGCCGGCCTGATACCAATAACTGGACAGGATTTGGACTTTAACATGCCGTGGCACGATTCCATGCAACCGTTAAATAAGAATTATCTGGCTATAGAACATGCTGTATTAGAGTGTGCCATGGCCGGCTGCAATACGATTTGGATAGCATGTAATGATGATTTTCAGCCACTGATAAAGAGTCGTTTAGGAGAATATGTACTAGATCCGGTCTGGTCCAATAGAACATACAGCAAATTTCCGGAAGAACATAAAAAATATATACCAATATTTTATGTACCAATCCACTCAAAGGATTTAAGCAAAAGAGACTGCTTATCATGGGGCGTCATTTATGCGGCACAGATCGCATATCGAGTGTCTATGGATTTAAGTAAATGGATAGCCCCATCTAAGTACTATGTCTCTTTTCCGTATGGCGTTTACGATTTCACTTTTTTGCGAAAACATCGCGATATCTTACAAAAAGAAAATATTTTATTGACTTATAACGATAAAAGTGTTATAAATAATGAATATCTCTCATTTACTTTCGGTGTAGATGAGTTTTTGGAGTTTAGGCGTATAATTAGAAAGGGCACTGGTATTATAAGTCCCGGTAAATATGAGGAAAAAGAGAGATTACCATTATCTGAAAGGTGGTCTGCGAGACATTTCACTGTTGAAGAGGTTTTTAAGCCCTTGGAACAGCTTGGAGAGTCAGAAATAGGAGTGGAAGAATATTATAACATCTCAAGTTGGGATGGTTATTGCGGATATATAAAATCGGGCCTTGACTTAAAAAGACCCGAAGAAAAAGTTTTCATAGGGAGAAAAACAAATGGAAGAATTAGTACTTGACACATCGGAGTATTTAGGTTATGATAGCACTACTCTATGCAGAGTTGCAGAAACTCTGGAAGAATTAAGGCAGGAGATTGAGGATGGCGCTATGAGCGCCGAGGAGATTGTAACACAGTTGGAACAAATCAATACAAAACTTTACGATATAATTGACGGGAGTCTTTAGTGGCAAAAAGGAAGAAATCTAGCATTCCCTTTGTAGGGTTGCATGCACACAGCAATTCGTCCGTTTTCGATGGCTTGGGATATCCACAAGAACATATGGATTACGCTTTTGAGAATGGCTCAGACGCGTTAGCTCTAACCGATCATGGTAACATGAACAACTTCGCATATCAAATTATGCATGCGAAGAAAATGCAGTCCGAGGGAAAAGACTTCAAGCCAATTTACGGCATTGAGGCATACTTTTTGCCATCGATTTCTAAGTGGAAAAGGGAAGTTACGGAGTTAAGAGAGAAAAAACCTGGACGCTCCCAGGACTCCGGAATCTGTGTGGAAGAGGAAAACCACAGGAAGAAGAAGAAAGGTATCCTCAACAGAAGAAGCCACATCATTGTTTTGGCCAAGAATCAGACTGGTTTGAGCAACCTTTTCAATATGGTGTCTGACAGCTATGACGGCGACAATTTTTACAGATACCCCAGAATTGATTATAAAATGTTGTCGAAGTATTCCGACGGCTTAATCGCTTCTAGCGCGTGCCTAGGCGGCGTATACGCTTCCGATTATTGGAAGAATCGTGACGCTGGTACTAGCGCTGTTCTTTCTGCTATGGAAAAAACAACTGAGCAGATGCAGTCCGTTTTTGGTGAAAGTTGGTATGCCGAGCTTCAGTGGAATAAAATTCCAGAACAGCATGAGCTAAACCTGTATATCATCAAGACAGCACAGAAATTTGGAGTGGACTTGATTTCTACTGCAGATAGTCATTATCCTGGTCCAGATTTTTGGAAGGATAGAGAATTATACCGAAGACTGGGGTGGATATCAAAGAAAGCTCGTCCGGATTGGCTGGAGAATGATCTGCCTGCTTCAGTCGATGCGCTGGATTATGAATTGTATCCGAAAAACGGAGAACAAATGTGGGAGGCGTATAAGAGTTATTCTGAACATGTCGGCGCACACTATGATGATGATCTCGTACGAGAGAGCATAGAAAGAACTCATGACATTGCACACAATCACATTGAAAGCTTCTTTCCGAACGCTACGGTACAACTGCCCGAGTTTGTTGTCCCAGAAGGCAAGACTGCCGATCAGGCGCTTGCACAACTTTGTGTCGACGGCCTTAAAGGTATCAGCTTAGCAGAAGATCAAGATTATATTGCTAGACTAAAGCATGAGATTGAGACTATTCAGGAAAGGGGTTTTTCCAGATACTTTCTGACGATGAAAGCCATCGCCGATAAGGCGACAGAGAGTCAGCTAGTTGGCCCGGGCCGCGGATCGGCCGCGGGTTCACTGATCTCTTACGTTCTGGGAATAACTCAGGTCGACCCGATTAAATATAATCTACAGTTTTCCCGCTTTTTGACAAAAGACGGTGAGGGGTACCCAGACATTGATTATGATGTAAGCGAGCCGATGGAGTTGAAGGAGAGGTTGATAGAGGAATGGGGTTCCACAACGGTGGTCCCGATATCCAATTGGAACACTTTGCAGCTTCGAAGTCTGATAAAAGACGTTTCCAAGTTTTATGATATTCCGTTTACTGAAGTAAACATGGTTACTGGCAGAATGATGTTGGAAGCTACTCCGGAGGCAAAAAAGGCCAACGGTATTAAAGCTGGTATGTACAGTCCAACTTTCGAAGAAGTTATGATGTATAGCATATCACTGCAGAATTTTCTTAAGAAATATCCGCAAGTTAAAACACACATTGATGTTCTATATGGGCAGGTTAGGAGTTGTTCCAGACATGCCGGCGGAATTGTCGTTGGTGAAAATTTGGATAAGAGGATGCCTCTAATCAATAGTAAAGGTGTCAGGCAGACTCCGTGGACTGAAGGGCAGCATGTTAGACATTTGGAGCCCATGGGCTTTATCAAGTTTGACATCCTGGGATTGGCGTCGTTGCGAATGATGGAAGAGTCTATCAAACATGTCTTAAAAAGACATCATGGGATCGCCGAACCTTCTTTCGATGATGTCAAAAGATTCTATGATAAGAATTTGCACCCTGATGTGCTCGATTTTAATAATCAAGAGATTTACGAAAACATCTACCAGAACGGCAAATGGGCCGGAATATTCCAATTCACCGAATCTGGTGCACAGAGACTTTGTCAAAAAATCAAGCCAACAAATCTGGTTGACTTGGCTGCAGTGACAAGTATTTTTCGCCCGGGCCCGTTAAATGCCGGCGTCGATAAAGACTATGTTGCCGCCCGTTCTGGCGAGAAGTGGGTAGATTACCCACATGAAACATACAAAGAGGTCACACAAAGCACTTCAGGGTTTCTTATTTTTCAGGAGCAGATAGCTTCTTTGGCTCACAAGCTGGGTAAAGATATTTCTTTGGATGAGGGTAACAAACTTCGTAAACTTTTGACCAAGAAGGGAACTTCCGACGTAGAAGAGAAAAAGAAGAAAATTCATAAGAAGTTCATCGAAGGATGCGGCGAGAAAGAGATCGATGCCATGACCGCCCAGAGAATTTGGGAGAAGTTTGAGTACTTTTCTGGATACGGATTTAATAAGTCGCACGCTATGTCTTATAGTATGCTGTCGTTTCAATGTGCGTGGTTATTCAATTACTACCCAGCGGAGTGGATGGCTGCTTTCCTAGACAAGGAACCAGAAGGAAGGAAGGAGAGAGCCATAACAACAGCGAAGAGGTTTGGCTTTGAGATTGAGCCAGCTAACATTAACAAATCCGGAAAGGTTTGGGAGATCTCCGCTGACGGCAAAAATCTCATTCAACCACTAACTTCGATCAAAGGTTTGGGAGATGCAGCGATATCGCAGGTGATTGACAATCGCCCGTTTGACAACGTGGAAGATTTTATTTTCAGCGAAAATATAGTCTACAGCAAACTGAATAAGAAGGCGTTAGATGTGCTGATTCGGTGCGGTGCACTAGATGAACTGATTGATGAGCGATTTTCTGGTGCAAAGCATTTTTGGACTGCGGTCGCGATTGATCGCCCTAAGAACAAGAAAAGGTTTTTAGAAAACATAGAGATGTATAGAGAAGAGGGTAGTTTTTCCACCAAGGAGAAGATTAATTACTTCGTCGACTTAACTGGAATATTTCCGATTGAGTTGGTTATGGAGGATTCGATCCTTCAGAAACTGGAAGATTACAACATCCCACCGCTTGGGGAATGGGATAATGATTTACGTGTTGCATGGTTTATACCACGGGAGGTAATCAAGAAGAAAACAAAGAACGGAAAGACATACTGGATCGTCAAAGTGATCGAGTCTACTAGCAATATAACTGGCATAAAGTGCTGGGGGATCAGGGACAATGACCGGGTGTTGATCAATCATCCATATATGGCTAGGTTAGACTATAGTGAACAGTGGGGATTTAGTACCAGATCGATAAAACATAACTTTAAATTGCTGGGGTGAGTAAAATCACTCATAAAACACGTGAGGAAAAACAATGGAATGGTTAAAAAAAGAAACAATGGCTGGATCCTCTGGATCCGACTCATCGGATAATTCGTATAATCAGGTAACTTCTGCTAACAATAGATTATATTTTTATTCCGAGGTTACTCGGCCAAAAATTCTAGAGTTGAACAAAAAGCTGAAGAATCTGGAGATTAGTATTTTAAATCAACAAAACACGCTTAGTACGGATTTTCCTGCGAAAATCTTTCTACACATTAACAGCCATGGCGGCAGCGTGTTTGCCGGTTTGTCCGCTGTAGATTATATTGCTAACTCTAGAATTCCAGTTGTTTCCATCATTGATGGTTGTGCAGCTAGCGCAGCCACTCTCATGAGTGTCGCCGCCGACGAAAGATATATGAGTGAACATTCCTTTATGCTTGTTCATCAATTATCTTCTTCTATGTGGGGAAAGTACGAAGACCTCAAGGATGACATGAAAAACAATGAGAAATTGATGGAGACGATCAAAAGCATTTATGTCAAACACACAAAAATACCAAAAAGAAAATTAAATCAGATTTTAAAGCGTGACTTGTGGTTCGATGCCCGAACATGCTTAAAATATGGTTTGGTTGATGATATTATTACTCGTAGGGAGGAGACATGATAATTGAGTATACTAGAGTTAGGCAAGAAGCTCTGCCACCAGCTAGAGCAAACCCTAGCGACGCCGGCCTAGATGTGTTCTATTGCCCGGACGATGTCAATATCACAGCGACGGCGATCTCGCCCGGGCGCAATGCGGTATTACAAACTGGTTTAAGGTTTGGCGTACCGCACGGGTTCATGTTAGAGGTAAAAAACCGTTCTAGCGTCGCCGCCAAAAGGAACATGGTCGTCGGTGCATGCGTTATAGATAGCGGATATGATGGTGAGGTGTTCATTGATTTACACAACATCGGCAACGAGACACAGTTTATTACGCCTGGAGATAAAATTGCACAGTTGGTTATGGTCCCCGTCGTCGCGTTTAAAGCTATGGAGACCAGTACCGGCGATCTGTATGATTATTACCCGATCACCATCAGCGATCGTGGTAACGGCGCACTAGGTTCTACGGATACGCATAATGGATAAAAATACTAGAGACATCATGTTTAGTTCAAAAAATGACAAATGGACCACCCCACAGCAATTTTTTGACAAGCTTGATAAGACAATAGGTTTTACTCTAGATCCTTGCGCAACAGAGGCTTCGGCAAAATGCGATACATTCTACACAGAGGAGGAGGATGGCCTAACCAAAGACTGGGCTGGTTACCGCGCATTTGTTAACCCCCCTTATGGTAGAAAAATTGGCTCATGGGTTAAGAAATCTTATGAGGAATCCTTGAAAGGGGACACCGTCGTTGCCCTGTTAATACCTGCCAGAACGGATACTAAGTATTGGCATGAATACTGTATGCGCGCCGCCTGCATATATTTCGTCAAAGGCCGGCTTAAATTTGGAGATTCAAAAAACGCAGCACCCTTTCCATCTGCTGTTATTATATTCAATGGTAGTAGCATGGGTATGCCTTTCTTAGGTGTTATGGACGCCAAATGAGCATTAAAAGAGCAATTAAAAGAAACAATCAAAAACAGAATAAGAAGATGCACCAAGAAATTTCTGAAAAAGTCGCGTTGTTTGAACAGTTGCCAGACGCTTGCTCTGCATGCGCTGAAGCGTTTGATAAGAAGAACAGAAAGATGGTTTTTGAGTGGAATGTGGTTGTGAGAGAAAACGAAAATTTGGTTAGGCTTTATTGCCCCAATTGTTGGACCACCGCCAAGAGAGTGGTAAAGAAATATTCTGAGGGTGCCGACAGTGGAAAAGCTTAGGGAATGTTTGAGCTATGATGATGTATTGCTCGTCCCCGCGCACAGCAATATACTCAGCAGAAGTGAAATCAGTATCTCAAGTGAGATGGATGAATACATTAAATTGGACATGCCGATTATAGCCAGTCCGATGGACACGGTTTGCGAATGGAAAATGGCAGCGACAATGTCTAGACTAGGCGGCTTGGGGATCATACATAGATACAATACTATATCAGAGCAGACTGCTTTGGTTGGAAGGACAGTACGAACCCTCTCAATATCTGGCGAAAGAATCTGTGTTGGCGCCGCTATTGGTGCCACGGGGGATGCTATTGAGCGAGCACACGAATTAGTGGATGCGGGAGTTGAAGTGTTGTGTATAGACATTGCGCACGGCCACCATTCCCTAATGAAAGAGGTTCTTTACCGCATTAAAAAGAATCTCGGCGCCGCTGTCCATGTCATGGCCGGCAATATCGCGACCCGTAACGCTTATGAGGAATTGTCGGAGTGGGGAGCAGACAGCATTAGAGTTGGCATCGGCGGCGGGAGCATATGCTCGACGAGAATACAGACAGGACACGGCGTACCCACGCTCACGTCTATATTAGACTGCGTGGGTTCGAATTGTGACACTCCTATAATCGCCGATGGAGGAATAAAAAACTCTGGTGATATGGTCAAAGCTCTAGCAGCCGGCGCTGATTTTATCATGATTGGCTCGTTGTTGGCGGGCACGAATCAGACCCCCGGCGCCGTTTCAAGTGTCGATGGCAATAAATATAAAATTTATAGAGGAATGGCCTCGAAGGAAGCTCAGACAAATTGGAAGGGTACCGCCGGGTTTTCAGAGGGAATCTCCACCATGGTACCATACAAAGGCGACGCAGGCTACGTCCTGAAGGAACTAAGGGAGGGTGTGCTATCGGGGTTTTCTTATTCTGGAGCGAAAAACATGGAAGAGTTATGGTTTAAATCAAAATTCATAAGACAGACTGCAGCAGGGCAGTTTGAGAGTTCGACCCACATTACAAAAAAATGAGCGATTACGGTAACTTAGCTAGGAAGATAACTCTTCTGGAGACAGACAAAAGATTCGCAGATCTAAAGATACGACTTTTTCATGATAATATATCTCAGGCTAAGTTTTTTAGAGAAATTATCACAGGGTACATAGAAAAAAATGAAGATATTTTAGCTTTTGTTGACTCTGTTAAAGAAAAGCGTGGATATCAGAGTGTTGGTAAAATTAAAAAGACAAAGAAAATGGTTACAGCTGGACGAAAGAGCAGCTATGATTTTCGTTTGAATCAGGAGGAAATAGAGGATTTGTTTGACATCATAGAAATGGAGGAAGAACTATGAGAAAGTGTGCTGAATTGTGTGTGGGCTTGGACGTAACCTGTCCGAATGAAGACTGCAGGCAATGGATTAATTATGAAGAGGATAACAACTGCACCTTGATTGCGGTAGAGAAGAATAAAGACATGACTCTCCAAGAGGTTGGAAAGAGATTGGGAGTCAGTTTGGTTAGAATTAAGCATATAGAGGACAAAGCGAAGATCAGAATGAAGAAGAGAATGAGATATAATAATATTATTGATACTTTTTAACATCCTAATGACTACTTATTTAAGAGAATAGATCTAATTCTACAGGGAGCAAAACAATGAGCAAGAAAAGCATCTTAAAAGAATCTACGGTTAGGAGATTCATGAAATTGGCTGACATAGATAGCTTCACAAACGACTTTGTCACTACCGGCCTCGAAGAGGCAGAAGAAGCAGAGGAGCTTGAAGAGACCGACGATCCTGTCGAGGAGGGTTTAGAGACCCAAGGTGGCAACAAACACAAAGGGCCTGCTCATTCTGATCACAAAATGACGTCGGCCAAGGGCGCGCCTAAGGGCTCTCTGGCAGAGAATGAGGAAGATGAAATGGAGGTGGAGCTAGGTGCTCCTGAAGATCTTCCGGTCGATGATCTTGGTGATGTTCCTGAGGGACCCCCGGCGGAAGAGGGCGACGATCGCGAATCTCGCTTTGTCAGCGCTGTACAGGAATTAGCTGATCTCGCCGGTCTAGATGTTGATGTCGCCGGCGAAGAAGGCGTCGGTGATGAGATGGCACCTGACCTTCCAGACGCCCCCGCGGGCCCACTTGACGACGAGCCACCCCCCGACGAATTGGCGGAAGAGACGGACGACTTGACGAATAGCAAGCTTAATGATCTTGTTAACGAGTTGACCAGCAAAGTCGCTAAAAGAATTCTAAACTCTAAAAAATAGAGTAGTAGTGGCCTCCCTGTATAGTGACAAACGTAAAGCCCTGGAATCACTGATAAGTCAGCTGATTCCGGGGTTTTCTATTGAAAGCAAGAAAGAAAGCACACTTTGCCGATTTTATTCAAAGATACTTTTTTTTAACAAGTCGTTCATGACAGAATATGTTACGACACTATACCCTAAAATTTTTGTACCAGAGTTACCATGGCGCGAGGATGACGACCTAGAAGCTACCGTTATACTGGCACACGAATTCGTACATTTATATGACAGGAAGAGGATGTGGCTCTGGTTCAACCTTTTGTATCTATCTCCACAGGTTTTAGCACTTTTCGCAGTCGCGACCTTTTGGTCACCAATAAACATTTTGTGGCTGGTTTGTCTAGCTCCGATGCCGTCACTCGGCCGAGCATGGCTCGAATATCGTGGGTACAGGGCTACGCTAGCATCCGTATATTGGTTAACAGGTAAAAAAGTAGAGTTAGATTGGCTTTTACTACAATTTTCCGGGCCGGCCTATTATTGGATGTTCCCGTTTAAAAATATATTGTCAAAGAAATTTGAAAAAGACTTTATAAGAATAGAGAACGGTGATATACTAGGTGAAGAGTTAGAGCTTATGAAAACGGTCCTGGATGCAAGTTGAGTCAGTCATGGTTACAAGTGCGTTGTGGTTTTTGTGCGGCGCCGTCGCACACAAGTTCCTTTGTATACTCATAAATTATGTGCATGCACTGAATTTTATTACAACATCCACCATCATCGTCTTAGAGACAATATCGATCTTCTGGGAAGAGGTAAACTTTTTAATTCAACTGAAGTATATTGCCTTAGAAGATTTGAATGTTGAAAAAGAGGAAATAAAGAAGATCAAGTCTAGTGACCGGAAAGTGGTCGATGTGTGGAAACGTAGTTTGATCAAAAAGATTATTGCTTCCTATCCGCCTAGGTTACAACGACAGTTACCTTTCCACGATTGGCATAGTGCGATGAAACTTATAACTGAGCAAAAAAAAACTCTTGACAAATAAAGAATTATATCTTATTATATATGGTGTGTATAACAGAAGAGGAGTAACACATGTCTAAGATTTTTGTTTGGAAGGAGTCTAGGGACTCTGTTTATTATAGGCTACAGGTTGAGGGTGCTGACGATGGAAGGAGTAGACGCAAGATTTTGAATAAGTTGACTGACTGGAAACCTGCCGGTCATGGCACCAACTCCACTGGGCCTGTATATATCTTTGTAAAATCGTTTGAGTCTAGAACTCGATTGGTAGAGTGGGCTAAAGAGTTTCCTCATGAAATTTTTCTAATCAATAGAAAGGGAGATCATGTGTCAATCAACAAGAAGAAACGATGAATGAAGCCACAAGGCGTGAACGTATTAAAAATTTATTAAAGTATAAACCACCCAAGCTGATGCCTAGCAAATTGACGGTGGTTTTGGAGGACTCCTATCAAGAGGTAATTGATCGAATAGGGATCTTGCAAGGAGAATCCAAGTCCGCTGTCATTCGGTCTGCTCTTGACTGTTATGCAGAACAATTCGGGACTGGTATCTTGTTTCCGTCTAGTCAACCACTTCCCGATCCGCAGTATGATTCTTCCGTTGTAGACGAGTATGTTGTTGAGTCCCCCCCACCACGCCTCCGCGTGTCTGGTCTTTACGGTGCCGTGGATGAACAAAAAAGTCTTGATTTGATATCGAGTATGCTTGTATTCCACCACGAAGGCGTACGCTCGCCAGCTACGAGTTCTGAACAAGAACACCCTGAACAGGCACATACCCACGAACCTTTTAAGATAGTAATTAACACTCCGGGCGGAAATGCTTCTGATATGTTTGCGATCTACGATCTCATGAGGGGCCTGCGACAAGACTGCGATATAGAGACGCTAGGTATCGGCGAAGTAATGTCGGCTGGTGTACTGATACTTGCCGCCGGCACAAAGGGTCACAGGGAAATTGGCGCCAATTGTAGAGTGATGCTTCACAGTGTACAAGCTGGCCACCATGGATCCATTGAAAACTTGCAAAATGAAATGAGGGAATTGCAGTGGATTCAGGAGAAGTATATTGAAGCGATGGTTTCCGAAACAAAAATGACAAAACGACAACTAAAGAAGCTTATTTCTAGTAGCGTAGACTCCTACCTGGGCGCGGAAGAAGCAGTCAAATACGGCATCGCCGATAGGATTGTTTAAATGGCGATAGATGCCAATTTCTATAATTCTGCCTCAGCCGCAAAGCTCGGGTGGGATCCGACTTGGTTCGATGCGGAAAATTTTGATGAGAAGCTATCTAAGAATGTAAGAAAATTTCAGAAAGATTTCAACCTCAAAGCCGATGGCTTAGTTGGTCCAATCACGTATAGGAGGATCTTAACTTCCAGAGAATTTATGAAGGGCTTGGACAACATAGAGAAGGGAATGGCTAAATTCTCGGATACAGTTGCGCCCGGAAATATTATTTGTGGCGGAGAAGAGGTGCCTATAGAGTGGGAGAAGACTGTTAATATCAACTCATCTGACGCATTGACCCTCCCGAAAGATTGCTATAAAATTTCTGATACTGAACGAGAGCCTCGCATGATCGTAACGCATTGGGACGCAGCCTTGTCTGCAGATTCCTGCTTTAACATATTGAAGAGGCGAGGTATTTCTAGCCATTTTGTAATTGACAATGATGGCACAATTTATCAAATGGTGGACACTAACGATATTGCGTGGCATGCCGGATCTGTCAACAAGCACAGTGTGGGGATTGATTTCAGCAATGCCTATTACACAAAATATCAGAAATGGTACATCAAAAAGGGCTTTGGTCGCCGACCGGTCCTGGAAGACTCGATGGTGCACGGCAGGAAAATGAAAGCTCACCTGGGATACTACGAAGTTCAGCTTGAAGCGTATAAGGCGCTAGTTAAAGCTTTGTGTACACACTATGATATTCCCCTGGTATGTCCGGTTGATCAGCAAGGACGATATTTAACCACGATTTATAAGCCTGCTGTTAGTGGAAAGTTCAGTGGCATCGTTGGCCACCTTAACCTTTCAAAACGGAAGATAGACTGCGCTGGTTTAAAAATAGGTAAATTGATCGGAGAGATTACCAGCGGTACAACCTAATTATATTATGCAGACAAATAAACAATTGGTGGAAAGCCACTTTCGCAATAAAAAAACTAGGATCGCCGAAAACGTAAATAATCAACTTTCCAAGGTGATTGAGCGGTACGTTAAGATGTTTGAATCTGGCGCCCTGATGGTTGAGGAAGGTCCCGCACCCGGAATGGTAGACATTGAGGATTCTTCTTCTGAAAGGCTGATTCGGTTCCCCAAAATTAAAATTACTGAAAATTGGGGTAAAAAGAACAATGAGGATAGAGAGATCTTTGAGACGTTAATGACTCGAATAGCGGGAAATACTGTCGAACAAAAGATCCGCTCAGTAGAAGAATTCCTTGCACACAAAGAGGGTTTAACCGTCGCGGAAATTTTATCCCACCTCATGTTTTTGGAGATATTCTCCAATATTTTGGAAGAGTTTAATCCATCTGTGGCTGGGTTCCTCTTTGAGGCGTTTTTGGCCGGCCTGTTTCAGGGCGTACAGATCGATGATCCCGTAGGCGGTTCGTTACCCATTGAGGACGTTAATCTGTTCGTTCAACGTGGCTTCGGAGAGACAGAGGAAATTGTCCCTTACAGCTTAAAAGTTCTTAGCCCCACCACCGATCTGAAGGGTAGTTTTAAGAATCTGGTTGACTTCTTTAATAAAGAGGGAAATGATTCGGTTATTTATTTGGCTGTAATGAAACTTGGGGGCACAAAAGATCCAACTTCTAAACTTAAGTTTTTCGAGTTTGAGATCAATAGAGCGACTTTCTTTGATTGGATTGGGCACGAGAATATTGTCTCTAAGAAAATTACAAAAGAGTTGAAATTCGTTCCCGCTGAACACCTGAGTGCTGAATCAGGCCGAGTTGAGGTTGGAAACTTAGTTGTCGCTTCGGCCCCGAAGCTGCACAAGTTCCACGACGGGTCTCTTCATCCACGCCCTGTAAAAGGCGTTGCCAAAATTCGTGCATACGAAGAGATTCCTGCGGAAGAGAAGCGATATTCGAAAGCCTCGACCACCGCCACTAACGACTTGCACAACCTTTCTAGTGTTTCGGGTAAAATCGGCCCTGGTTCATGGATTGACTTGGACGCGGAACACACAATAGTGATCTACACAGGAGAACAGGAGTGGGTTAAGACAGGTGAGAGAAAATCAGATTTTGAAAAGCTGTTTGGTGATATGGAATTCAACACCGACGATCCAGGCGTTGACCTTTTCAGCAGATTACGAGACACTCCTGGTTATATCGGAAACAAACAATGGCACGTTTCGCCGAGTTTTTACAGGGAAATGGGAAGGACTATTGGAGAATTGGATCTAACAGAGGAAACCTTGAGGCGAACTGCGGAAGCATATGCTTCTAATTTGGGTGAAAGTTTGATTGAGCTTTATAATTCTATGTCCCTGTTGTCTGTTAATGTCAATAAATATTTCTTGGCTAGTGATAAGGCAGCCGGCGTCGCAGCCATCGGAAATGCAAATAGTGTGAAAAAAGAGTCGGCCAAATTGATAGATTCGTAGGTATTCAAGCGTTTAATAAACATCACATATATGTTAGAATTTAGAAATACAACAACAGGAGTATAAGTGTCAAAAATATTTGATAACGGAGCCTCTCTGCGAGAGAAGCTTCTCAAAGGTGTTAACACAGTGGCGGATAATGTTGCGTCGACAATGGGCCCCCGCGGCCGCAATGTCATTTTGTATCGCAAGGATAAGTCGCCCGTGATTACCAAGGATGGCGTCACCGTTGCTAGGTTTATAGACCTGGACGATCCAATTGAGAATGCTGGGGCGCAAGTTTTGAAGCAAGCCGCTTCTCAAACTAACACTAATGCCGGCGACGGCACAACAACTGCGGCTGTGTTGGCTCGGGAAATATATAGGAATTCGCTTAAATATATTTCGGCAGGAAGTTCCCCCGTTGAATTGAAAAGGGGGATGGACTTGGCAGTTACCGCAATCGTTGAGAATCTTGAAGAAATGGCGACCCCCATCACTAGCCAAAAAGATATACAACATATTGCCAAGATAAGCGCCAATGGCGATGAGGTGATCGGCAATTTAATAGGGATGGCAGTCGACAGCGTCGGCAAAGACGGATCAATCACAGTTGAGGAAGCACGTTCCCTAGAAACGAGTCTAGATGTTGTAGAAGGGTTCAGGTTTGATTCCGGATATGCCGCCACTGCATTTATAACAAATGAGCGGAAGGGTATTTGCAAATATGAAGATTGTTTAGTTGTGGTCACTGATGAAAAGATTGAATTTGTAGAGAATATGCTACCGATCTTGGAGATCGCTGCTAGAGAATCTAGGCCGCTGTTAATTATCGCAGAAGAGATAGAAGGTCAAGCCCTCGCCGCGTTAATAATGAATTCCATGCGCGGAACGATGAGAATTGTGGCTGTTAAGGCACCACGTTACGGCGAGGAGAGGAGAAACTTGTTAAAAGATCTGGCTCTCTCTGTCAACGCATCTTTAATTTCACGAGAGAGCAGCGTAAGACTACGCGACGCTAAATTAAATCATTTTGGTTTGGCCAAATCTGTTTATATTGAAAAGGGGATGACAACTATCATAAGCGGAGAGTGTGAGGTCGATGAAATTGATCAAAGAATAGACGCCCTCAAAGAAGAGCTTAAGCAGACAGCCAACTTGCATGAATGTGAAAAGATCCAGGAAAGAATAACTAGACTGGCCAGCGGCGTCGCGATTCTCAGGGTCGGTGCACCAACTGAAATTGAAATGTTGGAGAAAAAGCATAGAATTGAGGATGCATTGGAAGCGGTTAAGTCCGCTCAAGAGGAGGGGATTGTTCCCGGCGGCGGAGTCGCTTTGCTGCGCGCCGCAGAGAAGATCCGAGTTTCGGCGAAGAATGAAGATCAAAAGTTTGGTGTGAAAATTATAAAAGAGTCGATTCAAGCGCCTATGCGTCAGATGGCCGAAAACACTGGAGAGTCGGCCGACCTTGTAGTTGCGACGGTTTTAAAATCTCCTGCGAACAAGGGTTGGGATTTTGTCGATGGAAAGGTAGTTGACATGGTCAAAAGGGGGATCGTGGATCCCGTGAAAGTGACGCGATGTGCACTACAGAACGCTGCATCGGTTTCTTCGACGCTGCTGACAACGAATTATGCTATTATAGAAGGATGATACTATTTAATTCGTAATGGAAGATCACACCCTCATAGAAGTTAGCACAAAGCTCAACTCCGTACTGGACGGAATAGACTCAATTAAGGAAAAGCAGGATGCCCTGGCATCTGATATATCCAAAATTAAAGAAGCAATGTATGACCCAGATCAGGGTTTGTACGCGAGAGTTCGAGAATTAGAAAGAAGGATTCTTGAGCTAGAGTCTTTTAAAGCAGTAACTTCTCGTATAACCTGGATAACAATCACAGGTGTCATAGGGCTTGCGATAATAGCATTTAAAAACCACTTTATTTAAACAAAAGAGTTGATTAACGCAAGAAGTTGTGCTATACTGTATACAGTATTAAGCATGGAGCGCCCGGTGCAAGAGCTACACACAGACTACTATATCAATAAGTTGGTTGGCTGGGTTGAAGA